TGAAAGCGGAGTATCATACGTTGCTTTAGTTGATAGTCCTGCAATTGAACGTACATGGATGGCATACAATAATCATTTACGCTTTCAAGCCGATGCAGAAAGAAGAATCATAACGGGAGCATTGATGATAGCAGATTTGCCTATTTACAGACGTTCGGAGTCAATGGGTGAATTTTATGTAGTGTTTGATAAGCAGGAAATAGAAAAAATAGTACAAAAGTTTTTCAGACATAGCAATACGGGAAATGTAAATATGATGCATTCTTCAGAAGCAAAGGTTAATGGTGTATATATGTTTGAAAGTTTCATTGTTGATTCATCACGTGGAATAAAATCACCGGATGGATTAAATGGAATTACAGAAGGGTCATGGATTGGTTCATATAAAGTAGATAATGAAGAAGTGTGGAATAATTTTATTAAGACCAATGAATTTACAGGATTTAGTGTAGAGGGGTTGTTTGATATGGATTTGCAGAGCAAAACAATCGAGCAGGAAATAGTTGATATTATTGAAGAAATAGCACAAATGTAATTTGAAAAATATAAAAATAATTATAATTGCTATATTATAATAAATTCAGAAATCATGTCAGTAGATAAAACAAAAATATTAGATGCTTTGAAATTAATTAAAGAAGCATTTGCAAAGAAAACTGAAAAGTTTACAGACCAAAAACTACAGGATGGGACTACAATCATACGTTACGATGCTGAAGAATTAGCAATCGGAGTTCCTATTTTAGTTGTAACAGACCAAGGAGCAATAGCAATTCCTGATGGGGATTACACTACTGATATGGGAGATATGTTTACAACTGTTGGAGGAATAGTTACTGCGGCTACATTAGCACCTGAACCTATTGAACCAGTAGAAGTAGCACCATCGACAGCACCAGTACCAAGTGCTGCACAACCAATGACAGAAGCAAGAGCAAAATCAATCGTAGAAAGCATAATTAAAGAATCAAGATTTGCAAGTGCGGATAGAGTTAATGAAGTTGAAAATACAATAACTGATTTAAAGGGAGAATTTGGAAAGGCAGAATGGAAAAAGGCCTTTATTGAATTACAAGCAGCGCATGAAGCATTAGCAGAGCAATTTAAGAAAGCATTAGACCTTATCGAACAGATAGCGGATTTACCAAGTGCGACACCATCAGAACCTACTAAAAAGTCGGCATTTGATTTACGTGCGCATAAAAAAGCATTTAAAGCGGATTTAGAAAAATTAATTAACCAATAAAAAATATAAAAAATGGCAGGATTTACAGTATCAGCATTAACCACGTATGTTCGTGAGAATGCAGACAAAATTTACACAGCAGCGATAACGTCTGCTTCAACCCTTAAATATCCGGGTATCTCAATTCAAACAGGAATTAAGAATGCGGATAAACTAATGTTATTTGCAAACACAGCACCGATGCAACCAGGTGGAGTTTGCAGTTTCAATGCTTCGGGTAGTTCGACCTTTAGTGATGTTACATTACAAGTTTATCCTTTGAAGTGGCAAGACACATTTTGCCCTGAAACTTTGGAAAACAAGTACACAGCAACACGCTTGATGCCAGGTTCAAACTATGACACTATGCCATTTGAGCAGTTAATCGTAGATAACGTAATTTCAAACATTGGATTCTCTATGGAGAAAACTATTTGGCAAGGTGATACTACCTTAACGAATTTACTTGACCAAAAACAATTTGATGGATGGTTGAAGAAAATTGATGCAGGTTCACCAATAGCTGCTACATCAACTGCAGCAATCACAGCATCAAATGTTATAAGTATTTTTGATGATGTATATAATAAAATTCCTGCAGCATTGCTAAATCATCAAACTAAAAAGATGGTTGCATTTTGCGGATGGGATACTTTCAGATTGCTTATTTTGGCAATCAAAACAGCAAACCTATATCATTACTCAAATGATACAGCAGCCACAACAGGAGAATTAACATTACCCGGAAGTGGATTGAAAGTAGTTGCAGTAAATGGTTTAAATACAGTTGCAGGATCACTTGCATCATACGGTTCACGTATAATTTGTACTTATCCTGAAAATCTTTTCTTCGGAACGGATATGGCGAACGAATACGAAGAAGCGAAGTTCTGGTATTCAATGGATGACCAAAACATCAAAGGGTCAATCAAATGGAAAGCAGGTTGTCAAATCGCATATACAACTGAAGTAGTAAGTTATAAAAATTCATAATCAATGGGGAGTGTAAAAGCTCCCCTTTAATATTTTAAAAATATGGCATGTAATATAGTTCAAGGAAATGAAATTGATTGCAGAGATTCGGTTGGTGGTATATTAGAAGTATATCTTACGGAATTTGCAAATGTACCACAAGCGAATATAACATCCGCATCAGGTGTTATTACTGCTGCTACATGTTCAACAGGTAAGCGTTTCTTTACCTACCAACTCGAAAAGGAGAATGGTATGATTGATTCAAAAGAAATGATTTCAGTTGCTAATGGTACATTGTATAATGAAACTACATTGACGTTCACCATTAAAAAGATGTCAGCATCACACCGAAATAATATCCGCACACTTGCTCAAAATCGTTTGCATATCATTGTAAAAGATGCAAACGGAACTTATTGGTGGATAGGTCATACGAACGGTGCAGATTTAAGTGCTGCCGATGCAACAAGTGGTAAGGCAATGGGGGATATGAGTGGTTACACTTTGACTTTCAACGCTAAAGAGCCAAACGCTTTAGAGACAGTAAGTGCTGCAATCGTTTCAGCATTGCAAATAGGTTCTTAATAAATTATTTTAATAAAAAGGGAAAGTCCTCTGTTTAATAGGCAGTGGACTTTTTTTTTATAAATAAATATGTTGATAATTAATAAATCATCCGTAAATGAAATAATAGTAACTTTGAGCGAGAAATGCACGCTATCAAGTCCTTACTTTTTATTTGAATTTGTGAACGATATTACACGAATATCAAAGTTATTTATTTGTGCTGATACATCATCATTTACTGATAGATATAATAAGTTTTTAATCACAGAAACATCTGGAACAGAGAATTTATTAAGCGGTATTATTTCATTGTCCGAAACAGGATTCTATCATTACCGAATATTTGAGCAAACATCATCGACAAACTTATCTATTGCCAATGTAACGGGATTAGTTGAATCGGGCAAATTAAAGGTAATTGGAACAACTGTAAGCCATCCAACGTATGATAATCAACCAAAACAATATGTAACTTATGGATAAGATGAGCAATAGCAATCTATCATTTATAACTTTTGATAATATTAAAGTCCCTGAATTTAAACAGGTACGTGGAAAGGATTGGATTTATTGGGGTGATGATAATAATTACCCCGATTATCTTATTGACTTATATATGAGGTCAAGCACGCATAATGCAATCATAACAGGAAAGGTTAATTACACTATTGGTGGTGGTTGGATGGCTGATGACCAGGGCACAACGATTGAGCAAAAAGCAATTATTCAAAAGTTTTTATTTAAAATAAATAACGAAGATTCATTAGATGAATTAAGCGAACCATTATTATTAGATTTCGAAATATTCAACTGCATTGCTTTAGAAGTCATTTGGAATAAGAAATCAACGGACTTTGAATTATACCATATTCCAGTTAATAAAATAAGAACCAATGAAGATGAATCAGTTTATTATTATTCAAAGAATTGGAAAGAAACAAATCAGAGCGAAGATAAAACAGGATTAAAGCAATATGAGCCTTTTGTATTCGGTAAAAATCAACGAAAAGGAAGTTATATTTACGTTTATAAAATAACTGCACCACGCAAGGGGAAAGACCCGAATGTGTATGCGATGCCTGAATATATAGGAAGCACACAGGCGATTGAAACGGATTTAGAATGTAGCAATTATAATCTTTCAGAAATTAAAACGGGATTCTCTGCTGGAACTATATTAAATTTCTATAATGGGGTACCTGAACCGGATGCAAAGAGAGAAATTGAGAAAGCCATCAAAACGAAATTTAGTGGAACGGACAGGGCAGGTTCGATAATCATAAACTTTGCAGATGGCAAAGAACGCGGAAGCGAAGTAACATCTTTATCTGGAAATGATTTAGATAAGCGTTACATTGAATTAAAAAAAGACGTAAGGCAAGAGATATTTACCGGGCATAAAGTTTCAAGTCCTATGTTATTTGGAGTTAAAACAGAGGGTCAGCTTGGTGGAAGAAGCGAAGTTCTGGAAGCGTATGAATTATTCCAAAATACTTATATCTCTAAACGCCAACAGACGATTGAAAAAATATTTAATAAGTTTTTGGCCCTAAAAAATATATCCGGCAAAGTGAAATTAAAACATACACAGGCGATTGGAATTGGCATTCCTGATGAGATTGTGAAGATGGTATATCCTTTAGATATGGCAAGGGAATTACTTGGAATACCTATTCCTGATAAAGCGAATGAAAGTGAAGCTGAAAGGACTTCAGATGCTTTAATTTCATTGAATCCAAGAGTGGCGGATAGTGTACTTAGTTCGATGACACAGGATGAAATAAGAGCATTAGTTGATTTGGCACCAGTACCGGGTGGGATAATTAAAGCATCACATACCATCAATGTTCAGATGGTTAAGAACAAACAAGTGCTTGAAGCATTTGCAAGTGTAGGTCGCAGTAAAAATAATTTTCATATATTAAAATCAAAGGAGATTGCTCATGCAAATTTCTATACGATACGGAAAGCGGAAAAAGAATATTTTGCAAACGAATTAAGCTCACTTGAAAGAAGCATTATTGACTTATTAGGCAAGGATGAAAAGATGCCTGCAGAAGAAATAGCCAAAACATTAAATAGCACCACTAAAGAGGTCAGCAAAGCAATTTCAGGATTAGAAGGAAGTGGATATTTAGATGCAACAACGGATGGATATACTCCAACAGATTTGGGTGCTGAAATAATACTTGAGGAGGGTGCAAAGACAGCAAACATTGAAATCCTTTATAGTTATGAATGGCGTAAAGAATTCCGTAAAAATGCACCTAAGTTAATAAGTACTTCAAGAGATTTTTGCAAAGAAATGATTAAGTTAAATAAACTTTATACAAGGGCCGAAATAGATAATTTATCTAATGGGATGGATTTAGATGTATGGGAGTTTAAAGGTGGTTGGTACACAAATCCTAATACGGATGCGCCAACTCCACAATGCAGGCATATATGGGTTCAAAATGTAGTTAAATTAAAATAACATGGCAACAGCATTATTTATTAAGGAACAATTTATAAAGGATAACACAAACATTGATGGCAATGTTGATGATAAATATCTTACAAATACTATTGCAGATGCCCAAAAGATTCATATATTGCCCATACTCGGAACTGCATTATATAATGAGGTTTCTGCACAAATAATAGCAGGTACAACAACATCATTAAATCAAACACTACTAAATGACTACATACAGGATGCTTTAAAATATTGGGTACTTTATGAGGGTATGGATGTCTTTCATTATAAAGTTACTAATAAAGGAATTGAAACTAAATCAAGTGATAATTCACAACCTATTCAGCAGGTAGATGTCATTAGATTAAAAGATTCAGTAAAAGATAAAGCAGAATTTTTCAGCCAAAGAGTAACAAAATATTTATTAGCACAACAATTAGTATATCCATTATACAACGCACCGGGAAGCAGCATCGATACGATTATCCCAAATAAAAATAATTACGAAACGGGATGGAATTTAGATGTTGATAGGAATACTTATGGATTACCAATAGATTACGGAAAGAGAAATTATCAACCATAATGGCAAATCAAAAAGGAATATCAGAGAAATATGTTAAAAAAATAAAGGCATATTTTTCAAAGATAAAAACAGATGACGTTAAACGAGATAGTAAGCAGCTTCCAAAGGATAGCAACAAATCATAAGCAGATAAATCATTTTTTCTGCGGTGAGGAATGGGATTTTGCTTCAAGTGGAGTAGTAAATTGTCCTGCAATGATATTGGTATTAGAGCCAACAACATTAACCGGTCCTGTACTTACTTATAATTTCAAGTTATATATCGGTGATTTGGTTCATAAAGACCTATCAAATAAATTAGAAGTATTATCCGATACTTTACAAATTATTTTAGATATTATTTATTTAGTGCAATCACCTGCTTATGAGTGGGCATTTGATAATCAGACATTAACTATTACCGATTTTGAGGATTCGTTTGATTGTGAATTATATGGACATTGGACAAATCTAAAATTAAGAATTGCCAATCCTTTTGATAGGTGCGCAGTTCCAACAAGTTAAAAAATTTTGCATATTTTTTTCACTTACATAATTATTTAAAAACATTACAGATTTATGACAACACACCATAAAGAAGAGAAAAAAGAAGTAACAATTAAACAATGGGTCGCAAGTACAATATCCATGTTATTCGTGGCATTCGTATGCTTTGCCTGCGCTACCGTATTGAGGAGTTATAAAACTCAAGAACTCGAACAAAGACTTAATAAACAGGATGTAATTAATGCAACTATTTCAACTTCATTAGTAGATATTAAAGATGCCTTAAATGAAATCAAAACAGATTTTAAAAAATGAGTTATGTTTTCAAATACTACAAAATTTGTATTGGTAGTTTCGACATTACTTATAATGTCGTATGCTTATGTATGGAATAAGGCAACTGATGAAGGAGCTAAAGGGGCGCAATCATTAATAAAGCAAAGGGACTATTATAAAGAGGCAATGTGGAGGTATAAAACATTA